AACGTAGAAAATCTTCCTTTAGAATTTAGAGTTGCGCAAGATCATTTATTTGGTTTAGCAGAAGCTAAAGCTTTAGGAGATCCAAAAATTGCTTCGCAAACTTTGAAAAATTTAGTGGCTTCTACTAGAGAACAAAATAGAGTTTTAGGACAAGAGGGTTTTTCTAATAAAAGAGTTTCGTTAATTAAAAAATTTAAAAATGCAAATTTAGAAAACAAAGCAAACATTATTAATCAATTAAATACTTTAGCAGATGAATATGTACCAGGAAGATTAAATTATAACATAAAAAAAGATGGTTCACTTAAAATAACTAATTTACAACCTGAAGCAACCCTTAAAGCAAAAACATCTGCATACGAAAGTATAACTGAAACGTTTCCTAAAAATATAAAAAAACTAATGGCTTTCTGTCCTGCAGGAACTGCAAAAGTTACAAAAGCAGGTGGAGGTAGAGTACCTTATGCGGATGGACCTGTGTGTACACCACAAGAAGCTGTTAGAGGAATGAATGAAGAAATTGATAAAATTAAAAAAGGAAAAGCCACTGCAGGACAAACAAGCAGAACACTAAATAAATTAAAAACAATAGGTTCAATAGGAATGGGTGGATTATTAAAAGCTGGTTTAGTTTCAGAAGTTTTATATGAAGCAGCCATTGGGTTTGATAAAGTAGTAAGTGAAGGTCAATCTCCCATGCAAGCTTTTCGTCAATCCTATTTAACAGCACCATTAAGAGGAATTGGTGTTATGAAAAGTTTTGAAGAAGGTGAGAGAGAAGAACTATTAGACGTTGCATCAGACAAGGGTAAGGTAGGTAGAGTTTTAGATTTACAAGAGACTGTGCAAAATAGAGATAAATTAATTAATAAAATAAATAACTTAGAAACAAGTTTAGAAGATCAACAAGATTTTGATGATGGTTCTGGTTTTGTTGGCAATACCGAGCCGCTTGAAAAAAATATTACAGAATTAAAAGCACAGTTACAAGATTCATATAGAGATGGTCAAGTAAATAGAGCAGACGAATTGTTTTCAACAAATCCACAAGATTTAAAGATTAAAGATCAATCTTTAATGGATGCTTATAATAATGCGATTGAAAAAAGAGCTGTTGGTCAAGCATCAAATAGTTTTAAAGCTCAAAGTATAGCAGCTGATAAAAATAGAATTAGAGATGCAAACAAAGCAATGATAGATCTTGGCGGAACATATCAAGATTATAAGAACCCTTTTACTAAAAAAGAGTATGAAGACTTTGCAAGACAAAAAGGTTATTTACCTTCTGATAAAGCGTTTACAGATAAGTATTTTACAGAGGCAATTTTAAACCCCATGAAATTTGAACAATTAATGGAGACGCCGGGATTTTTAGGTGCATCAGAAAAGTTTGCATCAGGAGGCATAGCAAGCCTAACTAAGACCATTCCACCAGAATCAGGGCCAACACCTCAAGGGTTGCCTTATGTATATAATAATGTTAAGAAGATATAGGAGTAATAAATGGCAGATATAGATAAAGGACTCCCGAACACACGTAGTCAAATTGAGATTCCTTCAGAAGAGGAATTGCAAGACATTGCTGTTCAGGAAGAAGACGTAGAAGAATTAAAAGGACCCGTTGAAGTTATCCCTGAAGAAGATGGCGGAGCAACGATCGACTATGATCCAGGTGCAATTAATACACCGGGTACAGAATCACATTTTGATAACCTAGCAGATATTTTACCAGAAGATGCAGTTGAACCAATTGGAAACGAAATGGTTCAAAACTACATGGATTATAAATCTTCTAGAAAAGAATGGGAAAGCGCTTACACAAGCGGTCTTGATCTTTTAGGATTTAAATACGAAAACAGAACAGAACCTTTTCAAGGAGCTTCAGGTGCAACACACCCAGTGCTCGCTGAAGCGGTAACACAATTTCAAGCTCAAGCTTACAAAGAATTATTACCAAGTGATGGACCGGTTAGAACTCAAGTAATTGGTATCAAGAACCCAGCAACAGAACAACAAGCACAACGTGTTAAAGATTATATGAATTATTTAATCATGGACACGATGAAAGAATATGAATCTGAATTTGATTCTATGTTATTTCATTTACCACTAGCTGGATCTACATTTAAAAAAGTTTACTACGACGTGCCACTTGGAAGAGTGGTATCGAAGTTTGTACCAGCGGATGAACTAATTGTTCCGTACACAGCTACCTCATTAGATGATGCGGAAGCAGTTATTCATACCGTGAAAATTTCAGAAAACGAATTAAGAAAACAACAAGTCAATGGTTTCTACAGTGACGTTGAGTTAGGACCCCCAGGTACAGATACCAATGGAGAACTATCTAAAAAAGAACGTGAACTAGAAGGAACTAAAAAGACAGGTAAGAACGAACCTGTTTATACTCTATTAGAATGTCATGTTAATTTAGACTTAGAAGGTTTCGAAGATGTTGGCTCCGATGGTGAACCAACTGGAATAAAATTACCTTACCTCGTTACAGTCGATGAAGGTAGTAGAAAAGTTTTGTCTATCAGACGAAACTATGCGCCCGATGATCTAAAGAAAACTAAAATCCAATATTTTGTCCACTTCAAATTTCTGCCAGGACTAGGATTTTATGGCTTTGGATTAATTCATATGATTGGCGGATTGAGTCGTACGGCAACGTCGGCTCTCCGTCAGTTATTAGATGCAGGTACATTATCAAATCTACCAGCAGGATTTAAACAACGAGGAGTTAGAGTAAGAGATGAAGCATCACCAATACAACCAGGTGAATTTAAAGATGTAGATGCACCGGGTGGAAATTTAAGAGATGCATTCTTTCCTCTACCTTACAAAGAACCATCTCAAACATTATTACAGTTAATGGGTGTTGTAGTTGGTGCAGGTCAAAGGTTCGCGGCTATTGCTGATATGCAAGTAGGTGATGGAAACCAAGGCGCTGCAGTTGGAACTACAGTTGCGTTATTGGAACGTGGATCACGTGTCATGTCTGCTATTCATAAAAGATGTTATGCAGCAATGAAGAATGAATTTAAATTATTATCTAAAATAGTTTCACAATATTTACCACCAGAATATCCTTATGATGTTGTGGGCGGTGCAAGAAATATTAAACAAGCTGACTTTGATGATAGAGTAGATGTAGTCCCTGTTGCTGATCCTAATATATTTTCAATGAGTCAGAGAATAACTTTAGCTCAAACACAATTACAAATAGCAACATCAAATCCACAATTACATAACATGTATCAAATCTACAGAAATATGTATAATGCGATTGGTGTAAAAGATGTTGATGCGGTTTTACCACCACCGGCACCTACTGCACCAATGGATCCAAGTCTAGAACACATTAATGCAATGGGCGGAAAACCTTTTCAAGCTTTTCCTGGTCAAGATCACAGAGCACACATTACTGCACATTTAAATTTCATGTCTACTAACATGGTTAGAAATAATCCTAACGTTATGGCTGCAATACAAAAAAACATATTAGAGCACATCTCAATCATGGCTCAAGAACAAGTTCAATTAGAGTTTAGAGAGCAAATGATGCAGATGCAACAAATGCAACAGATGGCGGTAAACAATCCTCAGATGCAACAACAGTTACAAATGTTAAATAATCAAGTTGAAGCAAGAAAAGCTGTCTTGATTGCTGAGATGACTGAAGAATTTATGAAAGAAGAGAATAAAATTACTTCACAAATGGATTCAGATCCACTATTAAAACTAAAATCACGTGAAGTTGACCTAAGAGCAATGGAAAACGAACGAAAAAAAGAAGCTGATCAAACAAAAGAAGAGCTTGAGAGAGCAAAATTAATGCAAGCAAGAGAATTAACTGAAGATAAGATGGATCAGAACGAAGAATTAGCAGAATTACGTGCTAATACTAGTTTAGCTAAAGCAGGTGTTAAAGAAATGTCTGTTCTTGACAATTAATAATGATATATTAAGTTAACAAAGGTAAAAAACTATGATGAACTATAAAAAAGAAAAACAAATGGCAGTTCCAAGTCAGAATATAGAAGTAGATCCAAGATCTAAGACTACAGCTGACGGTGCTTTTAACTAT